AATCTGGCGCTTGCCAAAGATAAACAAAAAGCCGTTGTGCGCTGCTAGGCCAGTTATTTCATCAGCACCGTTAGCCCATACGTTATTGACGTTCAATGTGCCTGATGTGCCGCCGGTATAAATATGTCCAGCAATCAAATCAGAAAAGGTTAGCGTTGTTTTATCTGACGTACTGTTAGCGATCCACAAACGACCATATGCAGAGATGCAAATATTCCCTAGTGGCACCGTACCGGCATAGCCAGACTTTTCACTTACTCGGCGGTACGTTGTAGAACTAACCGCTGGGTCATAGATTATTGGATCATGACCGGACTGAAAGAAATACGTTACTCCATTTAACGATGCGCACTGCCAATTGTTGGCGCTAATGGTTGGTGCTGTACCACCACCGCCATAGGTCAACTCAGTAACTGTTGTGCCGCTTAATTTGAATATCTTATTGTTTCCAGCAAATAGAGTCGTTACCGATCCACCAGTAAGCACCAATTCGTGGATGACGCCAATATCGTTAGCGCCCAAATTGCCCGAACTGGTATTAACTTTCGTCCATCCCTTACGTGCGCCCATCCGACCGTACTTGTCCAGAATGCAGTTAATCGCAGTCAATGCAAATCCAGCCGCCAAATCCAATGGCGAGTCTTGCGTATTCAGGCCGTAGAAGCCTGGTGCGTTAACGCTAAATCGTTCAAGTGCTTGACTCATACTGGAACAAACTCCTGCGTTTCAGGGAAGCGAGTGGCCTCTAATGAAATGTAATCAGCAAGCATAGAGCGATATAAGTTGTAAGCCTCTGACGAACTCAACCCACCATCTTCGCCACGCTCAACTAACGCTCTAGCGTAAGCATTTTGCTCAACCACTACATCAGGAACCAACACCGATGTGTTGTCTGATGCCAGCGTTGCTTGTGGGATAGTTAAGAAAAACTTAATGGTATAGACGCCATCAGGACGGCCATATAACTGAACTTGCGCGTCGCCGTTACCGTCAACACCTTCAAAGCAATATTCTGTAGGTGGGTTGCTGGCAATCGGTGTGAAATTTTGTTTTTGGCGCATAGCGGCCACGCTAATATTTTGCATGACGACATTGCTAGTCGTATTTAGCGGGTCGCTTGATACACGGAATTTTTGACCTGCACCGGTCAACGAATAGACATACGTTCCGGATGCGGTAGTGATGGTTTTTTCTTGGCCGAGAACATTCCAATCGTAAGCGTCTTCGACTTGGCGCTTGGCGTCATTGACAAACTTGCCGATAAGGGTCGAATACGCATCAAGGCCGACAGTTGATACCGTCGGCTCACGCAATCGCACCAAAATAGAATTTACAATTTGTAGATAGGTCATTCGCTTCCCCGCAAACCTTAACAGAGCCAGCTTTTGCCTATCCCCTGTGGGAAGAAGCCATCGCCCCTATTATAAAGAAATTACTTTACTTTTGGCTACCATTTAACTTTGTTTGCCCAATACGCCGCGCTCATCTTGCCTTTGTCAATATTCTTGGCATGACGCGCTTTGAATGCTTCATTGCGTTTTGTGCCGTCAGGACTGCCAGTAGCGCCTTGTTGGCCAAAACGGATCAGCTTAACTTCATCCCCATCCTTGGCTAGGACTACATGGGATTTAGTTGGGTGGCTTGGAGTCGCTTTAGGCTTGTTATAGCCAGCAAATTCCTCTTTACCGCGCTTAATCATTTTTTAGGCTTTTTCGCTGTCTTAGCCGACTGTACAAAATCAGCTTTAGTTGGCGCGCCTTTGCTGCCTACTTTGCGCATCTTCTCGCCCGATCCAGCTTTAATTCTTGCTTGCTTGGCATTGATGTTGGCATAGAGTCCGTTTTTCATTTCATTTTTCCCATCTTATTCTTAGCAGTGCGTTGGCCTCTCATAGGCATTTTGGCCTCGCTCATGGCAATCGCCACGGCTTGCTTGCGATTTGTCACTACAGGGCCACCTTTGCCAGAATGTAACGTACCGGCTTTATACTCGCCCATGACCTTGCCAACCTTTTTAGCTCCAGTTGCTTTTTTCATATTAACTCCGTTACTGAAAATGTTGATGCCGTTACAGTTGCATCTTTAATGACAGCAATCTTTTCACCAGCATTTACCCTAATAATTTCAGAAAAATTGTTAGGCATCATGGGTGAAGTTGTTACACTTGCTGTTGGATTTGTGCCAATTTGAAAATGGCAATGTCCTAAAGAGCAAGATAAACGAACCATCGTTGTGGATGCACCAAAAGCGGTTGATTGAACACTAGAGTTGGTGACAGAAAATACTTGGGTGGTTCCCATAGCTGGCACACCGAAAGCCACTTGATTAGGGTCTAACTGAAATGTTGACATATCTTAATCCTTAGTTATAGGGCCGCCGCCCTTCCAAGCATCACAAGTGCGAGCCGCCGCACAAGTAAACTGAAACAAGTCGCAATAGCCTAGATCAGCCGCTGCTACAAATTCTTCGTCATACGACAATTCATCTTCGTTTTCGTCCTTCTCCAACCCACCAACAATGCACTCCATCATCTTTGGCGTCTGTATAAACGCCGCACAATTTCCGCATCTCATAGCTTTGACAGTATTGGTCGGCGCGTTGTACATCGTGGCTTTTCTTACCCAAAAAACTGTATTAGTTTCATCTGGGTTGGGTGGGCCATAACCGTATTCTTTAAACGCATGATTACGGTTTTTGAGATTAACCGAAATGTCTTGCGTTGCAATCGGGCAACTTTTGCCAGTTAAAAGACCAGTTTTCATCTAAAAAGTATTCGATCTAACAAAAATGCAGCAGCGCCACTTATAGCCGACGCAATAGCCATACCGACCCAAAAACCGCCTTTAGACTTGTTGGCCATAGCCAATAGCTTTTTGACGTCTTCGCGCAGTGCGCTAACTTCAACCTGAAGCACTTCAACTTGAGCCTCTAGCTTGCCAAATTCGCGCAAATCGATATCAGACATTATCTATCTTTCTCGGCCTCCCAGGCCGTTTTTGCGCCTCTGGTGGCTGCATAACTATTAAATGTTCGTCGTTGTCGTCTAAAGTTTCGGACTCGTCGATACGCACATAACCGGCATGGCCTTTCATGCTATCTATATCGTGGGGCTGGTTAAACGTAACCATTTGACCACTTTGAAGGCATCTAAATGTAGCCATAACAACCTTTAAAAAATCAGGGGCCGAAGCCCCTGAGTCTTATGCTAATGAACGTGCTACAACGATACGCAATGTTGACGATGCTAAGTCAACAGTTGAGCCTGACTCATTTTGAATGCGGAAATTAACGGTGTTAGCTGCACTGACGTAGCCAGTAACAGTTAAACCCACTAAATCCACGCCTAGCGATGCGCCAAGAACCATATCGCCCAAAGCAACGCCTGGGATGGTTATGTCATCGGTTTCGCCAGCGCCATCTACTAACGAGCCAGCGTCAAGAGTAGCCCTAACGAGCCACGTATCAGAAAACAGGCCACGAAATTGATCGTTACCTGCACGTACAGTTACTGCGGATGCTGTTGCCATAGTATTTCTCCTAATTAGGTTAAAAACCCCCACCCGAAGGTGGGGAGTTTAATTAGGCAGGTACGGCCAAGGCAAATGCCGAAGACGAAAGAGCTGCGCCGACAGTTGCCGCAGCACGCATGGCTTTAACACCATAGATCGTGTCAGCAGTAAACAGGGTACCGAGGTATTCCTGCTTGTACTGAGTCTGCGAACGAACGCTCAACTGCTCAACCAGAACCATTGCATCCTTGTGACCCATCAAGCAGATACGGTCTGTAGCGCTGTTACCAGCGCCAGTATCAGCGTTGGACGAGACAAAAACAGGGATACCGTACAGATTGCCGATTTCGCCGTTGCGGATTGCATTGCCATCACCGACAAATGCTTGCTCGGTGTAGCGAGCCAGACCCATCAATGTGTTGCGGCTTGAAGGAGGGATCAGGAAGAAACGGCCATCCATTGGTGTGTCGTTGTCATCCAAACGCTGGATTGTGCGACGGATAGCTGCATCAGTCAGAGCGGCTGCATTAGACGATGTTGAGTTGTATGCAGTTGTACCGTTCGAACCGATAAAGGCTTTAGTAGTTGTGTTGCTAGTTGCATAGTCGTCGGTGCCAACTGTTGCGCCGTTAAATGCGCGACCGAGTTGAACCAGATCGGTATCAACGCGACGAGCCAAAGCGTAACCAGCGTCGGCAGTGTAGAACTGACGCATTGAGTTCAGAGCTTGAATTTCAGCGATGTCCTCGATCAAACGGCTGTACTCATAGTGCTTGTCGATCGACACTTGCACTTCGGTGTTGCTGGCAGCGATCAAAGTAACTGCATCAGTAGCTGCTTTAATATTAGCTGTTCCGCGAGTTGGTGCTGGGATGTGGATCACATCGCCTTTTTTGCCACGGAAGTTCATCTTCATGACCAGATTGGCCAAAACGAGGTTCTTCTTGTAAGAAGCAACAATCTCATCACTCCAAATCTCTGGAACGAAGGTTGCTGCGCTCGATACCGTTACGCTATTGGTTGGGGAAAATGCTGCATTTGCCATGTTATTACTCCTAGATCAAAAGTTTTATTTAACCCTGCCCTCTTGATATGCCAGCATAATTTCATCTGAAAGTGCGTCATATCGGGCTGGATCGTTCATTTTTAGCCGAATTAGGTCAGCACGTCGGTAAACTCTCTTTGAACTCTCACCTGTTCCACCCGCATCGACTTGTACAGATTTCATCGTTTTCTGGCGATCCGTTGATGCTTGTTGGGTCGCTTGCTTCGTTTGAATTCCGCGCAATTCTTTGTACGTAGACAGCAATTCGTTAGCCGAATCAAAATCAAACTCTGCATCAGCGCGCTTGAATAAATCCAAGCGGATATTTGACGATTAAACCCAATTAACAAACCCATCATCTCGAACGACTTGTTCAAAATCAGGGTGTGCTTGGGCTAACTTTTGCTGAGTCTGTAGCGCTCTCAACTCCATTGCAGCCTTACGAGCTTCAATGATGTCAGGGTGCCTATCAATCGTATTACGAACTGCCTTTTGTGGGTCTTCGTAGAAGTCCACTTCCGGCTCTTCCTCTGCAATAGGTTGCTGCCTAGAATTGAGGTTTTGCTTAATCAGTTCATCAGCCAGTTTCCGCACTTCGCCGACTTCTTGCGCTTGGCGTCCTATGACTTTTTCCGCTTCTTGGTGCATCTTCATAACGTCTTCAAGAGACTTATTCCGATACCTTTCAGGAAGGTCTGGTTTGTCATTTCCAATCGTAGAATCTAGCTTGGCTTCTTCTGTCTCTAACTCAGAAGGCAACTCATTTTCTGGATCAACTAACATATTAGGTTTCCTTTTCCTGCCATCTTTTGGTTCCCAGGATAATAATAAACAGGCCAGAATCTGGTTATCTGTTCGCTTTTTGCTCCGCAGCGAGTTTTTCTCGATGCCTACGGTCAAATTGGGCTGCGGCTGTCGGGAATGCCCCCGACCAGCCCTCCAATAAAAACGCTGGAGCGGATATTACGCGGTGGGCGTTACCACCGCACTCGCATTGAACTTGAACCAGCTCATAACTAGTCAACTTTTCAATACGATGCCCATTTTCACAGGCAAATTCATACATTCGGCGCATTTAAATCCTCATAAGCATCTGAGCTGACTTGTCGCAAGTTTTTCAGCCATAGCAAGATAGAAAGCTCGCCCTTCTTGAATTGTAAACTTTTTTCGTCTTCAACAGCAGAAAGATTATTCAATGCGTTTACCATTTCGTCAATATCTTCTATCAAATCAAGCCACCCTTGAGTGGCCATCATTGAGAATCTATCTTCGTAATACTTTTGCAACTCTGGCGTCATTGCGGCATATTCAAAAGTTGATTCATGTGTTTTTGAAAATCATCAGACTCAGCAAATGATTTATTTTCAGTTTGTATATGTGCTGCTGATAATGGGTTGTGCTTATCCTCATACATCTCATCGACAACTTCACCATCCATATTACGCAAAGCAAAAACACAGTAATACATAACGTCATCTGTTAATGCCGTTACTTTATGTTCGTGTT